CCAGCCACACGCTTCGAACCCGAAACCCTGCCCACCAGCAAAGCAGGTCCGGGTCTCAAGTTCGATTGCAACGATACCCCATGACGGCGGACATTCGTCTCGCCGTGAGCGTGATCCAGACGGTATTCGCACAAAACCACCGGTCCGCCGCGACGGCGGCGGACGACCACGCAAACACGCCGAATAACAAGAAAAGCCCCTCCCCCAGCAATGCTGAGAGAGGGGCAAATGTTAAAAAACGGGTGTAAAAAATTCCACGGACACTACAGTGCCGCAATTTTCCACACCCGAGTTTGAGTTTCCGGCGCGAGTTTGAGTCTCACGCCAAAAAAATCAATCACGGCGCAGCGGATTGTAGGCCACGCCAAGACCGCTGGCGATGAAGCCGGCGACGGTCGAGATGTAACCGCCGATGGCCGCGTCACCAAAAGTCATGAAGCCGAGGCCGACGCAAGAGGCGACCAAGCCAAGCACGTAGACCACGGTGCGCACGCCCTTGGAAAAGACGGGCGTGTAAGCCGTCGGCTGCTGGTTATCCTGACCATCTTCGCGTTCGTTGGTCAGATTATTGACTGTGGTCTCCAAAGTGGACGGTGCTGCATGCTGAGCCATATTAAACCCCCTAGAATCGGTTTTGATTGAGTGCCGTCTGCAGGGCGCGTGCGGTGGCGGGGCCGAAGCTCGCGTCCTGAGCCAGACCGTAATGCGCTTGGATGGCGCGAATGGTGGCCGGGCCAAGCAGACCATCAGTGCCGCAGCCGAGTCGTCGCTGCACGGCGCGGATCAGATCACTGCCGCCTGTCCCGTAGCGGACCACGCTCGAATCGATGGCCGGGCGCCAGTAGGTACGTTCGTCTGGCACCTGTTGGCCGCTGATGATGCCATCCACCGAAGTACCCATCACCTGCTGCCAACGGCGCACGGTGGCCGGACCAACATTGCCGTCAACCGCGAGAGCGCCGGTGGATGCGGTGGAACCCGCGTTGCCGCCGTATCGCAGATAGCAGTTCCATGGGTAGCTGTAGTAGCCCCTGATATTGGTTTCGCGGCCCGTCTGGTCGCCCGCCGACCCGTATGCGGTGCCACGCTCGCTGATGGACGCCTGCGCGAGCTTGCCGCCGCCAAGGTAGACGGCCACGTGGTGCACGTCGTTGAGCAGGATGTCGCCCGGCTGCGGACTGCCGTTCGCGGGCAGACGAGTCCAGCCGCGCTTGGTCAGCTCGGAGGAGAGGTTGCCGGTGTATGTCGCATTTCCGGTATCGAATCCCGCCTCGCGCAGGCAGTGGATCACCAGGCTGGAGCAGTCGCAGTTGCCCGACGAAGCGTTAAAATTCCAACGGTCCGCCTGCGAATAGCCCAAGTTGGCCACGGCGCACCAGTAGCGCATGCGGTTGATCAAAGCGCTGACGCTTGCCATGCTCAGTCCTCCAATCCCTCTACGGCCTTGGCCGCATCCTCCTCGGACACGACCTGAATGTTCTCGGGCGGCAGACTGTCGCCCTGCGGTGTCATTTCCGGCGTCATGGTCACTTCGTCCATGACGGCCTCCTTCCCGCCCCCAACGGGGCATTGAAAAAGGCCACCTCCGAAGAGATGGCCTTGTTTTTGGAAAAATCGATGTCAGCGCCTGTGCGCCGAATTGTTGAAGATCAGGATGAGCGCGAGCAGGATGAGATACGCGCCCAGCGCGACTGGTCCGCTCATTGCCGGTCCTCCAAATATTTTTCGGCGGCGGCGATGATCCAGCATTGCGCGTCCAATTTCTCAAGCTTCGACAGTTCGTAGCTGACGGCCTCGCTGTGGTCGGTGTCCTTGTCGCCGTAGATCAGGCTGATGATCGTGTTTTTGATCGTGTCGCGGCAGAGTTCGTCCATGCGGTCGTCGATTTTCGATGTCCGCTCTCCCAAAGTCCGGGTCTTGGCGAAATGCTGGGAAAGCGGCGAATCGTAGGGCAATCGTTCCGGCCGCACGTGCGAATACAATCCTGTCGCCAACGCGTCCAACGCGCCCGGCCAGACTTTCAGTCCGAGCGTGATGAGGGCGCACGCGCCACCCACACCCCCAAAACCGGCTAGAAAATTTTGCAGCACATTACATCTCCTTTGATTTTGCTAGTCTTTCGGCATGAGGTCGCCCGCAAGGAAGCCGGACGGCACGTACTTCAAGAGCGCCTGATAGTCGTCCAACGTACCGACAAAGATGTCGCCGACCCAACGCGATTGGCCGATAGCTTTCGGTGCGCGGAAGCAGATTTTGAAACCCTCCGCAGGGACCACGAACTCACTGCTCACGCCGCCATTAGCTGGCAGATTCGTGAGATTCCTGCTCCCTGTCAATGTCCACACTGTGATGGCATTGCTGACGTTCGGCGTGTTACCGTCATTGCCGCTCTTGCAGACCACGACGATTTTCAATCCTGTCGGCACACTGACCGACAGTTCCGCCCTCGCATCGCCACTGCTCGTGGTCTTAATGACGATACGAGGGAAAACATTCCCATCGGAATCGTGGGAGGCGCCAGTGATACCGCAATTGACTTGAGCGATATTTCCGATGTTCTCAAATCGTGGATCGGGCCAGTAATTCGTGATGATGCTCATGCCATCACCCCCAAGAGGGTTAGGCGCGCGGCATCGTATCCCCGTCGAAAAAGTTGAGGCCGTCGAGCAAGGCCTTGTTCTCCTGGTATTCGGCGAACGAGCATAAGAGAATGTTTGTCACGGTGACGGTCGGACTGCCTGACTTGACGTGATAATTCATTGGGAAACAACCGGTATGGTTGAGGGCCATCGTGTATTGGATACGTTGGCTTGCGCTGATGTCGGCCTGCGTTCCTTCCATCCGGATGGTGCCGCCGGTGACGGTCACATAGGCGCTGACCCAATATGTCAGATACTCCACGCTCGGAGCGGTCGTGATGGCCTTCCAATGGTCTGCTATCAAGGTGACGGTCGAGGTTGGGCTCGTGCATCGGTTCGTGACCATCATCGGACATCACCCGCCCGACGAATCGCCTTAATCGCGTGGCATCGTATCCCCGGTGAAGAAGCCCGGAAGCCCCCCCCCACGGCAGTGCCATATGTGTCGGCGCGTTCGATGAGAATATCGCTCAGCATGCCTATCGCGCCGACCACTTTGCCTGCTGTGGTGCGGATGAGGAGTTCCTCGCAGTCGTCCGGAATCGTTATGGTCCCGTCGACATCGACCGTCGTACCATCCGCTATTTCTTTTTGCAATAGCACCGTATACTTGCCACCGACCTTCGTGTAGACGCGGGCGAATGCGTTGGCGTGCTTCGCGAAGGCACAGCAGTGCACGTGGTAGGTTCCAGCCGGTGGAAGACGGTCGCCTTGCAGCGAATACTGCGCGTAACCGTCTCCAACGGTGAGCACGGTCGCGCGCAGCCAGTTCCTGCGGGCCACGACCGGAAAATCCACTTTCATGGTGCTCGGCGCATACGGTTTAAACGTCTGCGTGATGTTCGGGTCGGGGAACCAGTTAATCCTCACTGTCATCATCCACCCCCTTGGTTGCGTCGAGCACATCCTGCGGGATCAGTTTCATGGCCGCCGCGAGTTGGCTGGTCAGGATTGCGTTTTGCTTGTTGAGAGTGCCGATTTGCGCGGAGAGCGTGTCGATGACGTCGTTCGCGTCGGCCGGAATCTGAGTCAAAATGTCTCCTTAAATACGAAACCCCCGCAATCCGTATGGATTGCAGGGGTTGAAAAAATTGGAATGCCGGGTTAGTCTGCGGCGGTCATCGTGTCGATACGAGTCACGGCCTTAAGCTCGTCCAAGGTGAGCGTGCGTCCGAGATTCGTCTTCACGTCCGTCAACGTGACGGACGCGCCGGAATCGTCGAACGTCGCGAGCACGCCACGTGCATAATCCCTCCATGATTCGGTCGAGCCGTCAGCGCTGGAAAACTCCAATCCCAATCGGCACAATTCCGCTCGCACCGACTCCTTCGGCGGACGCAAATCAAGCACGCCAGACGGCTCGGCGGGCGTCACGGTAGGCGCGGTATCGGTAGTGGTCTCAGTGGTCACATCGGCCATAATCAATCTCCTTATTGTTGGTTGTTTTGAGGTCGTGGCATGAGGGATTGGTAAAATCTCTCCTCGCACTCGTCCAGATTTGATTGACTGGACTCGTCATTGAGGAAATCGTCAAGACCCTCAATGTTTTTGGTCATGCTTGTGTCAATGCCACTCGACGGCTCGGAATCAACATCATCAGCCGCCAGTGTGGCAATGAGATTCGCATCCGTCTCATTCGACATGGTGGGCAGACTCATGCCCTCCCGCGTCTTATTGCGCGCGGCGGTCAGCGGGTCATTCAACACTTCCCCATCGTCGGACATCATGCTCACGCCGGTCGCGGAATCCGTTAAAGCGGATTCCAACGCCTCGAACGCTCCGGTCCACACGCCCCTGCCGGTAGCGCGGTCGTATCGGCTCACGTCCTCCCTGCCCTGCATGATCGCCGCTATAGCCTCCCGCGTCGAAGCAAGGCCGAGCAGCGCCTTCCACGAGACGAGCACGTCGGGCGTGAACACGAAACTGTCCGACCCGTTTATGGGCGGATTACAGCGGATAATGCAAAGCCCACTGTTCTCATCCGTTTCGAAAGTCGCAGACAAGATTTCCTCCAATCACTTGACCAAATAAGCCAGGAATTCCGCGTAAACATCCACCGGGCAAGGCTGGTCGGCGTTATACAGCTTCAATGTGAAGCCGCTCTGGCCGCCCGTGTTGCATGGATGCGCGATGATGCCCGCCCATTGTGAATCCGCGTTCGCGACGGCGTAATAGTGGCCGTATTTCGTCGGGCTGAACGTGCAATCGACTTGCATGGAAGCGCCGGTCGCAATCTTCGAGCCGGGATTCGGATACCACGCCTTCCACGCAGCCTGGCCCTGGAACGTGAAACGGTTCGTGATGCCGCCGAGATAGCCGCCGAGATGCAGGTATCCGGTGCCGATGTTCGCGCCGACTCCGACCTCGCCGTTCGCGTCTTGCGCTCCGAGCCAGCACTCCGAACCGTTCGCGCTATCGCCGGACAGAGTGAGGTAAGCGCTGCTTTTCTTGCTCTCGTCCGGCTCGTCGTAATCCGTGTTCGCCACGGCATGCACTCTGGATGTGACGCCGCCGCTGCCGGTACCGCCTTTCTTGCGCGGCTTCGATCTGAGAGACATGAACGCGGCGGGATCGTTCTTGCTCACGTGTCCGCTCCACAAGTCCAGTTCGCCCATCGAGCCGACCTGATTCGACTGGATGACAGAAGCGATGGCTGGATGACTGTAGTAGGCGGTGGAACCGTTGTATGCGGGGAATTCCAGGCCATCACCAACGAACGTCTCCGAGCCGCTGATCGCATACGAATGGTAGTCAGGGCTGATGCGCACGCGATGCCCGCTCACACGGGTTTGGAACGTGCCGGTCAGCACATTGCTCTTCCCCTCACCGTCCAGATAGACGGTCTGGTTATGGCTCGAATCCCACATCCGCAAAGCCGTGCTATTGAGCTTCATGCCCGTGTTCGCGGCCTCGGAGCTCTGGAAGACGGCGCCCGTGAAGACGTAGCCTCGGAACTGGCCTGCCGCCACCTTGTCAGACGTGATAGTGCCAGCCGCGATCTTCACCGCCGTCACCGAATTGGCGGCGAGCTTGTCGGCGGTGATGGCACCAGTCACAATCTTGGACGCATTGACCGAATTAGCAGCCAATTTGTCGGCATTCACGACACCAGCCGCCAAGGCAGCAGTGGTCACGGCATTAGCCGCAATCTCCCCGGCCTGAATCTTGTGGACGTTGAGCAATGCAACGGTCATGTCTTCCGTGACCTTGAGCTTCGCAGTGGTGACGCTGTTCGCGGCGAGCTTGTCTGTGCCGATGGCACCGGCCTGCACCTTGCCCGACGTCACCGCGTTGGCTGCCAATTTGTCGGCGTTAACCGCATTGGCGGCGAGCTTGTCCGTCGTTACCGCACCGGATACGATGTCGCCAGCCTGAATCTTATGCGCGTTGAGCAATGCAACGGTCATATCCTCCGTGACCTTGAGCTTGCTCGTGGTCACCGAATTGGCTGCGAGCTTGTCGGCGGTGATGGCCAATGCGACGATATTCCGCGCCTGCACCGAGCCAGCAGCCAACTTACCAGCGGTCACCGCATCAGCAACCAGCTTCTCAGTGGTCACGCTGTTCGCGGCGAGCTTGTCCACTGTGATGGCATTGGCCTTGACCTTTTCAGCAGTCACGGAATCCACGGCGAGATGCTTCGCAGCCACGGTTCCAGCAGCGAGGATGTTGTTCGCCACGAGGTCGAATGGCTCGAATCTCGTACCGTCCCACGTCAGGACTTCCACCACACGATCGGACAAGGGCACCAAGACGCTCGGACTGTTGTTCGGAGCGCCGGTCCAGTACGTGTAAAAGTCGGCAAGCATGGACGGCGAATTGTTCTTCTCGCCCTTCCACCTCGTCCAATATTTCTGGGTGCGCCACCACATGTCACCCGGCTTGAGCCCGTCGTGGGCCGGTTCGTCCGGTCCACGGTAGATCAGGTTCTTGCCGTCAGCGGTGGTCTGCGCCTTTTTAGCGGCGGCCTGCGCCTGATTCGCCTGTGACGCGGCGTTGGCGGCTGTGGTCTGAGCCTTGTCGGCCGTTGATTGCGCCGTCTTGGCCGCATCATTCGCCTTGACAGCCGCATTCGCGGCGTCAGTAGCGGCCTTGTCGGTCACAGCCACCCAAGCACTGCCATTCCAACGCTTCGGCGTGTTCGCGCCTCCAGTCGTGTCAATCCACAAGGTCGAAGCCTTGCGCATCGACGTGGCCGGTGCCGTGCTCTGGATGAGCACGTCGGCCTTGCCGTTCGCCACGCCAGCCGCCGCCGCAGCAGCCGTATTCGCCTTCTGCGCAGCGTTGGCCGCGTCCGTGGCGGACTGGGCCGCACTGTCGGCGGTGGCCTTCGCCTGCGTGGCCACGCTCGAAGCGTTCGAGGCGGTGGCCTGGGCATGGGCCGCGTCGGTCTTCGCGGTGGAAGCGTCCGATTTGGCGGAAGCCGCGTCGGACTTGGCGGCATTGGCCGAAGCATTGGCGGTGTTGGCCAGTGTCTCCGCGTTGCCTGCGGTCTTCTTGGCGCTTTCGGCGGCGGTCTGCGCGGCGTCGGCGGCGCTCTTCGCCTGACCTGCGGTCGCGGTGGCACTCTTGGCGGCAGCGGTAGCAGCGTTGGCGGTATCCTGCGCTGTCTTCGCCGCACCATTCGCCGTGTCAGCCGTGCCCTGCGCGTTCTTCGCTGCGGCAGCGGCATTCTCAGCAGCCTTCTTGGCGTCGGTGGACTTCGCGGCGTTATCCGCGATGTCGGACTTCGCCTGAGCGATTTCGTCGGCATTGCGCTCCACGTCGGCATAGCCCATGTGGTTCCAAGCGGAGCCATCCCAGACAAGCGTATCGATAACGCGGTCAGCAAGCGGCACGAGCACGGAAGGCGAATTATTCGGAGCGCCGGTCCAATACGTGTAAAAGTCCGCGAGCAGTGAGGGGCTTGCGTTCTTCTCCCCCTGCCAGCGAGTCCAATACTTCTGCGTCTTGAGCCACAGGTCGCCGACGATGAGATTATCCTTCGGCTCGTCGGGACCACGGAAAGTATGGTTCTTCGAATGGGCTTCGGCATACGCCTGCGCCGCCGACTCCTTGGCCTTGCTAATCTCGCCATTCGCCGTAGTCAGGTCGGATTTCGTCTGCGCGATGTCCTTCCGGGCCTGAGACAGATCGGCCTTGGCCTGCGTGAGCGTCTGATTCGCCGCATCAAGACCAGTCTTATTCGCCTGAATGTCCTTCTGCGCCTGATCCAGCTTCGCCGTATTATCCCGCAACGTGGCGTTCGCCGTACCGATGGCCGACTGGTTCGACCTGATGTCAGACTTCGCGGATTCAAGATCCTTCGCCGTAGCCGCCTGAGCGGCCTGATTAGCGGCGATATCCTTCTGCGCATGATCGAGCTTGGCCGTATTATCCTTCAACGCCGTCTGATTGTCAGCCAAATCCTTCTGAATCTGCTTGACCTCGTCAGGCGAGACAGCCGATGCCACGGTGACAGTGGCGACTGCCGACCAGTCGGAACGGTTGCCCGCATGGTCGACCGAACGCAAAGCGTAGGAGTGCTGGGAGCCTGCTTTCAGGCCGGTCACGAGATAATCGCCCGGGCCGGACTGCGTAGCGCTGATGACGGTCATGCCGGCCGCATTGACGCCCTCGCCCACCTCGATATGGTCGAAGTCAGGCTCCATCTGCGCGCCGGCAGCGGTCTTGCCGTCCCAGTGGACGGTGATCACACCCAGCTCGGAGGAGACAGTCGGCTTGGAGGGCACTGAGCACGGCGTCGTATCGGATTCGACGGTGGCCACCACGACAGTCGACCAATCACCCAGCTTGTCGGAATATGTCGGCACTGCCCTGACGCGCACCTCGATTTGCGTGCCACAATCAAGGCCACCGAAGCCAAGCTGCGTCTTATCGGTGGTGCCGGCGGAATGCCACGGCGCGCCATCCACATGCCTGCGCCACTCAATGGCGTAATTGCTAATCTCAATGGCGGTATTGTTCGTGGCCTGCGTGACCGCGCTCCATGAGGCGGTGGCCAGACCATGCGCATAGCCATCCGAGCCTATATAGGCGTCGGTCTGCACGACAAGTCCCTGCGGGGCCTTCGGCACGCGATGGTCACGGTCGGAAGAGGCGGTCGTACCGCCCTCGCTACCGGCCAATGACGCACCGCCAGTGATGCCTTTGATTTTCTTCGCCTGACGTACGGCAGCGTCATACTTGATGTCATTCAAGGCGATGGACGCGCTCAAGCCCTCGCCCTGGCGCACGCTCAGGTCGATTTCCTGCACGCGCACCTTCTCGCCGTGAGTGACTGTTGGCGCGGTGATCCAGTCGCCGGCGTGGAAGTCGATGAGCGGTAGATCATCCACGCCGGAAGTCACCAGATCGCGCGTGTACTGGCCGCGTACCCTAGCCGCATCATCAAGCGTGGACTGCATGAATGCCTGCGCGGTATCCTTATCGGACACGCCACCCTGCGAGCTATAGGATTCCCACTTGCCCCAAGGCGTCGGAGCAGCCGGATTATCCATGCGGAAAAGCAGATTATTGTCACCCTCGACAAGGATGGTTGATGCCAGGTCGGCGATGGACTCCTCGAATGGGGCTTCGCTGATGTCACGCGCCAATTGCAGCACAATGCTCTCGCTCAGGTCACGGCTCAAGGCGGTGCTGTCCGCATTCCAAAGCTTGAGTACCCTGCCGCTTGTGCGCCAGTCGCAGCCGCCACCATTGACCAGGGCGTCCAGGATCGTCTGCAAATCAGTGCCGAGCGAATAGTACAGAGTGTACTTTTTTGCCCAATTCCTGCCAGCCGCGTCCTTGGCCGTGTCGAAGCCCAAGGTCAGACCAGTGGCCACGCCACCACGCGCCTTGTTTTCGTCCAGCAAAGTCTTGAGAATCGTGCCCGGATTAGACGAGTAGAAGGGCCTTTTGCCCTTGTTGTCGCCGTCCGCGAGCAGATGGCTGGAATCATTGTTCTCCGCCTTGCTCAGGAGCCAGCTGATCGACTGGCCGGAATAGGTGACGGTGCGAGTCCGGTCATCGGTCTTGCCGGAGCGGCCCGTGATCACGAAGCGTGCGTTGTCCGGCTCGCGATAGCCGGTGCCGTCCGACACTTCCACGGCCACTTCCAGACCGTCCGTCAGCTCACGGTCGAACGCCTGCGCGTCACCGGACAACATCGAGTACTCGATGCTGATGGCGCCGTCATCATTGTGCAGCATGGACGCGCTGAAGCTCACCGGCTCCGCCAATACGCCGATTCTTGCACCGAACGGCCGGTATGCCACGAGACGAGCATGCAAAGACTTGCCCATGATTAACTACTCCCAAGATTGCAAAAACCGGCATGTCACCTTGTCGGCGCTGCCGGTCTGTTTGATTGCGAGGCGATAATCGCCGGAATCGATTGCGGGCCACACTTGCAGTGGCTCGGTGGTCCAGTCGATGCCATTCGATGCGTCCGTACCACCGGACCATGCGTCGGCATTGGCCGCCGTCCACGCCTTGCGATTGGCCACATCGACGAAGAGGTAAGGTCGTGAGGCGTCACGTTTGCCGCCCCACATGAGATTCGTGCCACTCACCGGATCTGAAATGGTCACACCAGTGGCGACACCGAAGCGCAATACCAGCGTGGTGATGGGCGCGTCGGAGAGCCAGCCCTCGGGAATCCCCTCACCGAGCGGCACCAAGACGCTCGGACTGTTGTTCGGAAGACCAGTCCAGAAGGTGTAGAAGTCGGCCAGAAGGCTCGGAGAAGCGTTCCTCTCGCCCTGCCAGCGCGTCCAATACTTCTGCGTGCTGGGCTTGACGCCGCCGGCCATGAGACGCCCGCCAGTCGCGTCCAAGGTGCGCTCCTGCCACTGCTCCCCCTGCCAATAAACGTCCGGCAATTGGAAGACGGCGGTGGCCGCGCGGTGGTCATCCCACGGAATCTCGTCACCGTCCGGCTGACATGACGTGCATACCGCACTGGCGGTCATGCGCCGAGCCCAGCCGGATACCGTGTCACGCTCCACGCGAGTCAGCTTGGAAGCCAAACGGCACAAGCGGTAGAAGCGGTGCATCAGAGTATCCGCATCAGGCCCGTCCGTGATGAATTTCAGCGTGATTTCCGGCGCATCGAAAGCCACCGGCCCAGCCGGAAGCATGACGCCGGACCGGCCGTTCACGGTCACGGAATTAATACGAGGGCTAATGCTTGTGAAATGGGTGGTGCCGACTATCAGGCTCGAACGCTCACCAGTCAGCTGCTGACCATTGATGAGATAATCCGTGAGAATCATTGCACCACCTTTTTCACTTGTGTGTCACCATTGCGGCATCGCCGCAGTCTGCAATTTCTGCTGCGTCGAAATCGACGTGGGCGCGATCGCGGGATAATTGAACGTCTGCGTGACATACGTGGCACCGCCACCGCCATTGCTGACATTCGCGCGCCCCGACTTCGACGCATCCACATCGAAACCGCCATTGATCTGCGCATTCATGCCATTGACAGTGCGCTGCACGTCCTTCCAGCCAGCCTTAAGGCTCTTGTCAAAGCCCTGCATGATCGCCAAGCCAGCAGGCTTAAGCATCACCTTGTCGTAGCTGAGAGGACCCTTATGTTTGACGATCCAATCGCCGATGCCACTCACAAAGCTCTTAACTTTGCCGAAAGCCGCCCTCAGACCATTGAGCAGACCATTGATGATCGACGCGCCGGCATTCCACAGCCACGTGCCAGCACCAGCGAAGATGCCGATAATCGCACTGCCAATGCCACCCAAATAGCCGAGCACGCCCTGCACAACACCATGCACAATTTGACTAAAGCCGTTCCAAGCCTGACTCCAATTGCCATTAATCAGACCGGTCACCAGATTGATGACACCCTGAATCACATTGACGATGCCCCTGACCACCATCGTGATGCCGCCGATGATGCCCTGGATGAAAGGCAGCATCGCTTGAATGGTCGGCAGCAATGTCGAGCTGATAAAGCCGACGATCGCGGAAATGATGGTGGACACCAATGGTGCGAGAGCTTGAATCACCGGCACCAGAGCCTGAATCACGCTGGTAATCGCCTGCACCACCGTCGTAACCAAAGGCTCAAGGCCCTGAATCACCGGAGTGATCGCAGCCACCACGTCAGTGATGAGACTGCTGATCTGCGAGATGACCGGCATGAGCGCCTGAATCACAGCCGTGATGGCCGCGACCACCGCCGTGACAACCGGCTGGACTCCTTGGATGGCCGGAGTTATCGCCTGAATGACGGTGGTCACCACGGTCAGAATGCCCTGAATGGCAGGTACCAAAGCACCCACCAAAGTGGAAATGATTGGTGTTAGCAGTGGAATGATCTGGCCGACGAAATTGGTGATGACAGGCATGACAGCTGCCGCCAATTGATTCAAAGCCGTCATGAGCGTCTGAATCGACGGCTGAAGCATTTGGAATGCCTGCTGCAAGCTGACGAAAACATTCTTGAGCATCGTGCCGAATTCGCTGCGCAATTGCGGGCTCGTGGCGATAAGGCCGGCCAGAGCGCCAATCACCAGCGTGATAGGCCCGCCAAGACCAGACAGGACGCCACCGAACTTCGACAGCAATCCGCCAATCACCGGCACGCCACTCAAGCCGCTCAACGCGCCACCAAGACCAGCCGCACCCAGCAAGCCGGTCACGGCTGCGATAGGGCCGGACAATCCAGACAATTGGCCCATGAAGCCGCTGAAATTGATTTTGCTGATCTTGTCGGCGATACCACCGAACACTTTTTCAAGTGGCGGGCCGATCTTCTCGGCCAGTGCGGCCACCTTGTCGAAGAAAGCTGTGATGAGTGGTTCGACAGCCTGCACCATCTTGATGACCGCACCACCGACACCACCGAAAGCCGCAATCAGATCATTGCCGACCGAAGTCTTCAAACCGGCAATCTCATGCTGCAAGATCGTCATCTTGCCCTGCGGAGTCTCCGCAAGAGCCTTGTTGATGCCGCCGAAATTCGCCTCCAACACTTGGGCGGCCATAGCGGCCTTCTCCTGTGCCGTGCCCTCCTGCAAGGTCTTTTTCTGGGCGTCGGTCATCGTCACGCCATATTTGCTCAATGCGGTAGCCGAGCCGGTCATGACCTTGCCGAGCAGGTTAGCGATCTGCACGCCATCCTGAGCGGTTGCGTTATAACCCTTGTTGTTGGCGATCATGTCCGCCAAAGCGGGCGTCAACGTCTTGACCTGATCCGCCGTCAGCGCGAAAGTGCCGAGCTGTGCCTGAGCGGCCTTCAAGGTGCCACCGGATATGACGCCGGTCTGGCCAAGCGTCTTATTCAGACTGAGCAGGGACTTCTGCTCTTCCTCGGTCCAATTGTTGTTTTTGGCGACCTGCTGGAATTTAGCAGTGACCTCACCGGCCTTGAGGGCCGCATCCACGGCCTGCTTGCCGAAATTCACCAGATATCCGCCAGCGGCGGCAGCGGCGCCGGACACGACGGTGGCCATGCCCTTAGCCGCCTTGCCGATGCCGGACACCGCCTTCGAAGCGAAACCGGAAGCCTTGCTCAAACCCGAATGCAACGCATTACCGGCCTTCGCGGCCGCATTACGCGCACCCTCCGGCAAAGCATTCCAAGCAGCCGAAAACTTGCTTTTGATGTTGGACGTGACATCGCCAGCCGTCGAACTGATCTTCTGCACCGCCGCGTTCACGCCTGGAATCTTGCCGACGATCTGCTGTGCCGTTGAGGTGAAGCCGGACGCCAGACGGCTGAACGCATTCTTGGACTTGTCGGATTCGTCCGCCAATTGCGTTTCGAGGTCCTTGAGCCGTCCTTGCGCCGTCTTGAGGTTGTCGGACGCCGCCTTGAGATTGTCAGCCGCCGTCTTCTGTTTGATTTGAGCTTGTTCGAGTTTGATGGCCGCAGCCTGAGCCTGCGTGCTGTCCTCGCCATATTTCTGTGTGGCCGCGTTCAGCTTTTCCTGAGCGGCCTGCACCTGCACGCCAGCCGCCTTGAATTTCAGCAAGGCGTCAGTATTCTTCTGCGAGGCTTGAGCCACGTCCTTTTTAAAGGACTTCAGGGCTTCGGAATTCAGCTCGGCCGCACCACTGTTGAAACCGCTTTTGAAGGCGCTGCCGATCTGCTTGCCCTGCTGCGCGCCATTGAAGCCCTTCGTGAAGGAGTTTTTCATGTCGGAGACGGCCTTGCCGGTCTCCTTGGCCACATTCTGGCGGAAGCCCTTCATCTGCGGGAAAATGCTCACATGCGCGGATCCAAGCTCGCTACCGCCAGCCATGACAGCCTCCTCTATTCACTTTTTTTGAAGCCGAAGATGCTGCTCATCGACTCCAACGCCTCACGACGTTCCTCATCGGTCACTTCGACGTGCTTCTTCCCAGCCTTTTCCGGCGCGAGGTCGCCAAGAATCGACGTGCCGCCAGCCTGAATCGCGGTGATGATTGCCGTCGCATCCATCGGCAGCACCATATGCACCGCAGTCATGCCGGTGTAAGTGTTCGGGTCGGCCGAAAGGTTCTCCCACAATGCGATCGCGTCGCAGTAGCGGAGTCTGCCGCCCAAATCAGCCTGCAGACTCCACCCGCGAGCCGCGAAATCGGCCCTTATTCGACTGCCGGCGTCTCCTTGGAGGAGCTGGCAGAAGCCGACGATTTTCCCAATTCCACACCCTGAATCTTCGCAAGCAGCTCGCCGTAATCGTTGAGGATGTTGAATGGAACCATTGCCGGCTCCTTCGCCAACTCCTTGGCCGCATCCTCGCCAGCAAAAGCCGCGAGAATATCCTTCAAAGCCTGAATCTGCTCCGTGTTGGACTGCAGGTCGGACAGGCGCACGAAATCATCGATGCTGAGATTCAGAGGCAGCTTGTAAATGTGGCCGTGCGGTGCGAGGAACCACACGCCGTCGTCCTTGATGAGGTGCTTCACCTTCATCCGCTCGGCCGACGCTTCAAGCGCCTTCTCCTCATCCTCCTGAGTCCATGCGTCGAAATCGGCGGCGGAGGGCATCACATTCTCGGTCATTTCTTCCTTCTTTCAAACGGATATGAAAAATTCCTTTACGTTCTCATGAATGAAGAGGAAGAATCCCAGCACATGCGAAGAAAGGAAGAAAGAAACACATGCTGGGAAGAATCAATGTCAGTCGGCGACCGGCTGAGACTCGGAATCATCAGCCTGATGACCATCGGTATGAGGACCGGATGAAACAGTCGGAGTCACGAAGGACTCCAAATACTTGCTGTTGCCGGAATCGCAGACGTCATCCTGAATCCATTCGATGGTCCAAGCGTCACCGGTGTTCTTGCCGGAGGTCTCCTGACCCTGCTCGTTGCCGGTCAGATTCACGACACCAAGACGACGGCGATGCGTGCCGTTTTTAAGAACGGTTTCCTTGTAGCAGAACCATTTGCCATCCTGAATCACATCGGTCACGTGATACACGCCACTGGAGTCCGGCTTGCCGATGGTCATCTGGCGCGTGATGTCGTTATCCTCGGCCACGGTGAACTGCTCGGTCAGCGACGCCTTGCCGTTGATCGAATAGCCAGGCTGGTGGAATTTGATCGCATCATCGGCGTCACGGCTGTCCTGCGGCGCGCCATCCTCGGTGATAAGGCCGACGAAGCCGCCCTTGCTGAAGATCTTGTCCAAGCCGGTCTTCACGTCGGCCACGGTTGGCGCGATGAGATCAGCGGTCAGCTTCTGAGTCGCGTCATAGGGTGCGAAACGGTATGCGCTTGTCACCACGATCTTCGCGGCGCTCAGGTCATTGCCTGCTGAATCAGCTGCCATATTTTGTCCTTTCAAACAAAAAAGGCGCTGAAACAAACGTTTCAACGCCTAAAAATTAAGAATTATTGAATTATTGAATTATTGGAATTCTCCAATAGCGGAGAATTCGAGAGTCAGATAGCATCTGGCGATATTCGCGTCCTCGGCCACGAAATACGGACCATTGCACCCGTCCTCCTCGACTGCCGCGATCGGAGACCCGTCAAGCTGGCAAATCGCGGGGTCTGTGAGCAGGCCGTAGATTTTCGCCGCCAGATCACGACAATCACCTGGAAGAGTGCGACTGCCATAACGCACGGTGATACCAATGCTGCGGTCGAAGAGCACGCGATTGGACTGGCTGCCGCC